CGAGGTTATAACGCCCCAATCCAGTAAAGCAAACCGTTAGCCCTCACTTTTTGGAAGGAGAGAATATGCCAAAAGAAAGTTATAGCGTAGTGATTTTCTATGACGACAAAGATAATATAGCAAACATACAAATTATGCTAACGATGAGCGCAAAACAATTGGTACTTGGTCACAAGATCGGCGTTGAAAATCGAAGTTTCAAGGTTTACCGTCTTGGTGCTTTATTGGCAAAGTGCGTGAGCCAGCAAGAAAGCGGGTTAACACAGCTTGCACCCGACTCCCTCCAGACGGCGGCTCATTGCCTGCCTGATGTCGTGTTCGTTGAAAATGCCGAGCCTGCCGTGAGCGGGTAAAGAAAATCATTAGGTGCTTCATGGAAAAATGTCTATCGTGTGGTAAAGAAAATAAGAATCTGGAAACAATACAATCGCGTGGCTATTTGTGGCACGTTCCGTGTGCTAAAGTTTTCTCGTATGATGATGGTACGCTCTACGTGGATTTCCCGTCTGATGGAAAAATAGAACCGTCCACAATTATGAGCGCACCTAACAAAGCGTTCACCCGACGTGTGCAAGGCTGTGGCGTAAAGAAGTATCATCCAAAAAATAAGGTTATGGTTGGTCGCACACGCGGCTAACGCAGTCCGTTCGGCGGCTACCTTGCCAGCCGAGAAGCGAGAAAACTATGAGTAAAAAAACCGAAACTGTCACAATGTGGGATGAAGATAACGGCTGTATGCACACGATTGAACAGCCCGCAAATTGGGATAGTATGGAGCAGTTTGACCAAAGAAACTACATCAAGCGATCCCTCAAGGGTATTGCTTCGGCACGCGAAAATAATGAGTCGTGGCGTAATTGGATACGGAATCGCAGAGGCGACAATGCCGAAATCCATAAGAGCGTCCGAGAGCGCACACAAGCCTCGAAAGATTTGAGAGCCTACGACCATCGCCGCGAGGCGGAAGAATACAAGAGCGGTACTATTGCTTCAATCGCTGGAATGCTATTTCTGGCAGTTGGAATATTGGTGGCGGCATGGGTGTGGGTAAACATTGGCGCAGGCGCAATTGTGGGGTGCGTGGTTATATTTTCTATTTTCCTAATGCTAATTATACGCATCGGAAGATAAACGCCGCCGAACAAAGCGCGCAGTGGATGATGGGTATGCTCCCCGTTTGCAGGCATCATCCACACTTTGAAATTATCCCGTTCGTGGTGGTTTGGTTCTCACCCATCACCACTAACGCAAACCGTTAGACGGCTCAGAATAAAAAACATATTTTGAATAAATTGACTCTTGCAGAATTATGAAAATGTTTTAAAATAATTGAAATTAGTACAGTTGTTCTTTTTGCAATACCCGCCCAGTGTGGCAGGTGATTTCGGAGATAAGCGCCCGATGTTGACTTAGGTCAGCATCGGGCGCTATCGTTTTTCAACTTTGAAAAGGAGATTTTTGCTATGAAAAAAACTATCAATATTCTTTTGGTCGGATTGCTTTTTGCGGTGATGCTCTCAGCCTGTGCCATTGCGCCTGCGGATGGGGCAAGCCTGAATCCGTCTGAGGTGACGGCGGTGCAGATGTATGTGATCGGTATATTTGCCTCGGCGATGCTCTATGGTTTGAAATTGCTTGCTGCGCGTTTCCCGCAAATTATGATCAAGCGCGAATGGATGGCTGTTTTGCTTTATGTTGTGGCGCTGATCCTCTCAGTAGTTTGGGGCGGAGTTGTCCTGCCGTCTGTTGGCACATTTAGCGACCCTATAACATTTATGTCTGCCGTCTTCGGATGGGTCACTGCATTATTGATCGCACTTTCACCGGCGGTCGCGTTTGCCACATTGATCTATAACATTTTGCTCAAGCGCGTTTTTGACGGTTGGGCAGGTAAATAACCGGTAGGAATTCGGCGGGGCAGGCTGTCACATTGACAATCTGGCTATGGACGCGCTGCCCGCCTTTCTTTTGGAATCAATATGCTGACTGAACCGGTAATCAACCTTTTATTGCAGATCCCATTAGCGGGCGTTGTTGCGTTTGTCGTGTGGATGTTTCTCAAACATTTACGCCAATCGGAAGAGCGGCAAGACAACGCACAAACCAGAATGATCGAGTTCCTTGGAACACAGGAAGAAAATAACCGGTTATTCATGCGTGAACAAAACGAAATCCATGCGGCAGGAATGGCGCGCATGGCGGATGAAGTAAAGAATATCTCTTTGGAAGTCAATAACCTGAGTAGTAAATTTCATACTTTGGTGAAACCAACTCCCAATAGAAATAGGAATACATAATGTCTATCAAACGTGTGTCGCAGTTGGAACTCGAAAATTTTGCAGTAGGCATACAGGGTGCGGAAGAGGCAGAAGCTCCCTTGTTTTCTGTTGCGGATGTGCGCGCGCGTGAGATCATCTTCCGAAATTTGCTGATCTCTTCGGGCAAGATCGTAGAGGGCGAAGAAATCCCATCGTGGGCTGATGGATACCAGAATTTGTTGAATGCCAATGTTCGTCCGCGGATTGCGGCGTTTGTGGCGTGGGCTACCATGCCCAAAAAATATAGGTATCCAGAGACGCAGGAAAAACTAGCAACCGAAGTTTTGGGGCTGACCAGTGACCGCGCAATTGCCACATGGCGCAAGAAGTTTCCAGAGATCGACATGATGATCTCTGAGCTACAAGCCGAATCCATGTTGGAGTTTCGTCCAGGCGCGTTTTATGCGTTGGGAACGGTTGCGGCTGATCCCAGTTATCGGGCGGCGTCTGATCGGAAGTTGTTTTTTGAGATGTCTGGAGATTACACGCCGAAACAAAAGATCACATCTGATGACGGATTGGGCGTGGGTCGTAAGATGCTGGATAAGCTCAAGAAACATACAACGGCTGAATTATTGGTTTTGCTGGGTGATGATGCGCTGGAGCTGGTAAAGGAATTAGAAGACAAAGTGCTTGACGAGGAAACGAGCGACGATGCCGAGTGACTCCAATAAAACCGCAATTCGTGAAGAAATCCGCAGCCGGATTATGGCTGAACGGGATTTTCTTTCGTTTTGCAGGCACGTGGATAAGAAGCATCCAACAGATGCAAAACACGTGCAGGTTTTGGCGTACAAGCTCGAGCAGGTTGCCAAATATATTTTGAGCGGCGGCAAGGAAGGGATTTCGCGTTTGATGGTTTTCATGCCTCCGCGCTATTGGAAATCTCAAACGGCATCGCGCAAATTCCCAGCATGGTTGCTCGGCAAAAATCCTGACCTGCGCATCATTATGACTTCGTATAACGCTGACCTGGCATCGAAGCATTCCAAGGCAGTGCGCGATCTAATTATGTCTGAGGAGTATTCGCAAGTCTTCGGCGCGTTGGCTTCGTCGAATGAGCCGGTTTTGTTGGACCCGGATAGCAAGGCAAGCGCGGCGTGGGAAATTGCAGACCGAAACGGTGGGATGCTGGCGGCGGGTGTGGGCGGCGGTATCACAGGCTTCGGGGCGAATCTGTTCCTGATTGATGACCCTGTAAAGGGTAGGAAAGAGGCGAGCAGTGACACACTCCGCAAGGATAATTATGAGTGGTATCAGTCTACGGCTTATACACGGCTCGAAGACCATGCGGCAATCATTGTGATTATGACGCGCTGGGATGTTGAGGATTTATCCGGCGAATTGCTGAAAGCGATGGCGAGCGATGGCGAAGCCGATCAATGGGATGTGGTTTTTATGCCTGCGGTAGCGCTGGAAGAAAAACAATATCCAAAGACGCAAGCTGAATTTACTGAAAATTTATTGCGCGGTGTATATGTGCCAATGCACGGCGATCAACTGGGGCGCGCTCCGGGGGAACCGCTTTGGGAAAAGAAACATGATTCGGAACAGTTGCACGCCCTGGCTGTGAATATGAATGATTTTGAATTCGGCGCACAGTTTCAGCAAATGCCGAGATTATCAGCGGGCAATTTCTTTGACGAGGATGATTTTGAAATCGTTGAAAAAGCTCCAGCGGGTTTGCAGTGGTATCGCTATGTTGATCTGGCTTTGGGTAATAGCCAACAGGCAGATTCAAACGCAACCGCGGCGGTGGCAATGGATGCAGACGGTTACGAATATATCCGTGACATGCTGGTGGAGCAGAAGCTGGATATGTTTTTGCCGTTGTGCGTGGAGTTGATGCTTTCGGAGCGTGAGATCGGTACGATCTGGGGCATTGAAGATAATGCTTTCCAGACGTTGGTTGTGAGAGACTTTTTGAAGGACCCACGATTGGCGAGAATTCCGATTATGGGTATGACGCGCGGAAGTCACGATGGCGATAAGACGCAGTGGGCACAACCCTGGCGTTTGCGCTCAAAGCAGGGACGTGTGCGATTGGTGCGCGGTACGTGGAACCTTTCCTTCCTACGGACGGCTTCGGCTTTCCCGAAGGGACGGCATGACGATGAAGTGGATACGGTCAGCGGCGGCAATCAGATGATCGCTGATAACGCGAGTGGAAGCGGTAAGACGGTGAGCAGTCCGGCAATTGTGGTGAGTTCTGAAAGTTTGTTTGCGATTGCAAGTATTTGATGTTTATAAAGTTTATAACGTTTATGAGGTGAAAACATGGCTAACAAAATTGATAAAGGTACAGCGTTGGAAGAGTTGGTGAAAGGTTCGATGGATTACACCATGAGCGAAATCCGTGAGGCTTTCAGAAAACAATTCCCTTATGAAAACGGGGATGAGTATTACGTCAATGAAATCTTTGCCGATCATGTGATCGTTTCTGAATATGGTTCGCTTTCGGCGTTGAAGACTGATGAATATTGGAAAGTGACTTATGCGCCGAAAACAGAAGGCGCGGAAGGTCCTGATTATGTTTTCCAGACACGTGATCTATGGGAAAAGGTCGAGTTGAGTTATCAACCTGCCGCGCCCCTCTCGGCAAGCATGATGACATCCTCCCAGTTAGGGGAGCGCGCTTTGGTTAGCGGCAAGAAACGCGGCAAGAAATTTGAAGAGCGATTGAATGCGCGTGTGGCTTTGGAAGAAAGCGAATCTGGAAAAAAGCGCATCATTATTGAAGGAGCAATGACGGCGGGGATTGTCAATGGCAATCGTCGCCGATATTCTGCAAATGTTATCTCTGCGGCGGTCGCTGAATTACGCGGTCATCTGCATGAGAGCAACGGGCAAGGCATGGCGGTGCAGGTTCTTGGTGAGACGGAACATCCGTCTGACAAGGGCGGGCGCGCAAATCTTTTGGAAGCAGTGGTGAAGTGGACTGAGGTCGCTTTTGATGGCTCGAAAGTTGACATTATCGGTCACGTATTACCCACATCAAAAGGACGCGACATCCTGACTTTGTTGGAAAATGGCGTTATGCCTGGCGTGAGTATGCGCGGGTACGGCGAAGGCAAGACCGAAGGCAAAGGCGATGACAAAATATTTCGTGTGAGTGATCTCCACATGAATGGTTTTGATCTGGTGCTTGAACCCTCGTTTGCAAATCAAGTGAGTTTGCTCGAATCCAAAAATATTGATGCTGAGGCATCGGGAGATAATGAAATGTCTGACGAACTGTTGGAAAAAGTACAAGACGAAAAGGCTGAACTTGCCAAGCAATTGCAGGAAG